CTCCGGCCATTCCGCCATCAGCGCGGAGGCGGCGGCCGGAAAATCAGCTATCCCCCTTAATGATGCGAAGCCGTCATTCACGCAGAGTCACCGCCTTCAGCGCTGCCACGGATCCGGCCGGGACCGCAACATTGGCGCTGCCCGAATTCAGCATCAACGAGGAGGAGGAATAATCCTGAACGCCCGGAGTATCCAGCAGCAGCGTTCCAATCCGCGCATACTTGACGCTGCGATCATCGCCATAGGCGATGTCCGCCAGATGAGAGCGGACGGCCTCCGCGAAATCAGCCTGGATCTGGGCCAAGGACCGGGTGCCTGTCCGGGAAATTGTAGCCGTGATTTCCACATTTACGAGGGGAGCCGCCTCCACCGTCACGACCGCGCCGGCCGGAGCCGCGCCTTCGCCCATCCCCTCTCCGAGGCCCGCCGCAGGATCGATATAGGCTTTTACCGCCTTCACGATGTCGGCCGAAGCGGGAACCTTTTTCTTGTCCAGCAGCAAAATCTTGACCGTATTCGGCCCCTTCCACGCCGGCAGCACGTAGGCGTCCCCGACACCGCCGATCTCAAGCGCCCAGCTGCGGAAGGCTGCGCGGTTGCCGCTCGTCGGCGGCGTGCGGACATGCGCAAAGAAGCGTTCACGGAACGCTTCGTCGTCTTCCTCGTCCTTGCCCGGCTTCAGCACTCCGCCAAGAACAGCCGTAGAAAGTCCATCTACATATTCAAGCGGCAGCAGCGGACCGGTCGGAAGATTGCCCTGCTCTCCAGCGCTCTCGCACACAAGCTCCCACCGGCCGGGCGCTAGCCGCGCCCGCACTCGGAACAGCAAGCCTCCGGCTCCGAACAAGCTGCCTGCCGCCACATCCAGAGGAGCTCCGGCCGCATCCGCGAACAACCCTTCCCGTACGGCGGACTCCGCAGGCAGCGGATCGACGCCGAAATCCGCGCCCCTCGCCCTCAGTTCATCCCCGCTGGATGTATGCGCATAGCCGAGCAGATTCTGCCTGCCCAGCTCGGCATAAGCCTCCGCCAGCTTGCGGGCGGCGGGCGCAAGCGCATCGTAGAGGATGCTGCCTTCCCGCTTATCCACCGCATCGCTTGCGGAATCCAGCATTTCCTCCAGAATCGTCTCAAACGTGCGGTCTTCGTACAGCTTCATTCCGGCTTCCTCCCATAGGAGACGGATAGGCTCCCGAACACGGACCGTACCCGAAATGAAACACGCGCCTCGTCCCCGGACGCTTCCATGCGGAATTGCTCGACCCCCGTAATGCGGTCGTCCGCCAGCAGCGCTTCGGTCACGAGCCGTTCCAGATCATGCACGATCCTTTGTCCCAGCTGTTTCTCCATCCCGTAATTATCCGAATAAATGAAATGAGCAAACCGGTCCGTGTCGAGAATCTTATACACGGCTTGCTCCACCGCATCCAGGGAATCAATCATCCCGGCGATGCGTCCGTTGTCCAGGTCCAGCCGATAAGTGCGGCTGGTCTGAAGCTCTTCTTCGACGGCGGCTCCCAGAGAATTGCCTTCCACCTTCATCATGGCGCCAGCCTCCCCGCCACATAGAAGTTCAAGGCTCCCTGCTGCCGGATCAGCACGACCCGATCCCCGGCTTCCAGACCTTTGCGAAGCAGAATCTCCGAGCCCCCGATCTCGAGCTTCTGCTCGGTCAGATGCTCCGGCACGATCAAGAAATCGTCATCCAGATTCAGCCGCTGATCGGCGCGAACGACCAGCGGCCCAGCCGACACGACGACGCCGGGCATGACGTCGGCCAGCTTCATGGCGTTGACGCAGCCTTCGGCAATCGCTTTGACGGAATCATTCAGGCCCATCGGCAACCACCTTCATTTCCAATGACATCGTATGCTTGTTCCCATCGAGCTTGTGGGTGCATTCCTCGATCAGGAAAAACCGGTTCAGCCCCAGCTTGTCCACCGTAACCTGGACCTTCATGCCTGCCCGAAGCCCCGGATAGCCGAGCGCCTCGAGCGAGAATTTCTGCTGCTCCCGGTTTTTCACGGCCAGGAGCCGCTTCGCCATCTCCCTGATCTGCTGCTCGTTCAATTTCTCGTCGACCTTCTGATAATATTGCAGCTTGCCCCATCGGTTCATGGAGCCTTTATCCGGCTCCACGAACTCCTGCCGGACGCCGTCTTTATTGTCCCGGGCCAGCTTGATGAAGTTGTACGTGTCGTCTTCGATGCTTTTTTTGCGCTTGTAGCCGTATACGAGGCTTTCATCTCCAAGCACGATATCCGCCGCCATATCGCGCACATGAGTCAGCGTCACCTTGCCGAAATCATCGTAGAGCACATACAGGTCTCCATTGGCCATCAACGTCGAATCCAGAGCCCGGTTGACGATGTCGATGCGCTTCTGCCCGTCCTCGGAAACCTTGGGAATTCGATGGACCGTGTTCGCCAGCTTGCCGACCGTCAGTCCGATCGCCTTGCATTGGTCGAGGATGACCTCATCCGCCCGAATGTTTTTGCGGATATACGTATCGCTCTCGCTCAGATAGCGCAGCTGGTCATAGGCGAGCAGTTGGATTGAGGCTTCCTCGCTGTCATCCACCGAAAAGATCCGCCCCAGAAAAAAGCCTTTCCCGTCCAGCTTGACTTGAATAGGATTTCCGTTTTCGGCCTTGAAGCCGCCTCTATCCATTCCTTTGGCATACACGAGAGTCGCTTCAAGAGAGGAAGGCTTGCCGATTCGGCTCGTCTTCCAGGTCATTTGGGAGATGGACTCCGTCACGTTCCATAACGTGCCGTCCAGATTGTCGATCAACACTTCGTACAGCGCGCTCACCTCTTTTTCGGCGGCAGCTGCAGAGTGCGTCCGGCCTGCAGCCGATTCAGCTCGGAATCCTTGATGCCGTTCAGCTTTTGGATTTCACGCCAGCGGCCGGAATCGCCCAGCTGCGACTTCGACACTCCGATCAGCGTATCGCCGGAACGCAGAACGTACTTCTGCGGCGGGATTCTTTCATCCGGGCGTGTGGAAGCCTCCTTGCGCAGCGCGGTCTGCCCGTTTTTCTGCACGGCCTTGACTTTGCGCGGAGAGAAGAAGGCGTATTCCTTGAGCTTCAGAGAGTAGAACACATCTCCCGCCGAGCCCGCCTCCTCGTAACGCTCGAACGATTCGATCGTCATCGGCAAATTGATGATATTGCCTTTGGCCGCATCGGCGCCGATGTAGATGACCCGGATCAGATACCCGCTGGCCATCCATTTATTTATGGATTGGACGTAGAAGCTTGGCGGCTTAAGCTTGAAGAATTGCTTGATGACGACCCCTTCCTTCACCACTTCCTTTTCCTTGATTGAATAGTAAGGATGAATGAACGGATAAGTTTCCTGCTGCGGAAAAAAGCTTTCGAAGCTGATTTCGGCCAGCTCGGGACTCTCGGGCACCGATACGCTTCCCGTCCCGAGCACTTGATAGTCGCTCGATCTGCCGCCTCGGCTGATGCTGATCTTTTCCGGCATGACCGGAAGCGGGAATCCTTCCGTGCTGTTGTCCCAGCTGAGCCAGATCGTGAACGGAAGCAGAACCGGTATGATTTTTTCGCTTGTTCCGGAATCGTCCCCTTGTTTTGCCGTTGTGCTGCTCACGCTTTCAAGCCTCCTTTACGCCCTTCGTGCACCCTGCCGTATATTTTTCAAGACCAAGCGGCTTAAACCCCAAAGCTTCCCTGAGCCGAGGCGCTCAGCTCCTGAACCATATAAGCGTCGATTTTGCCGATGATCTGATCGACATCCATCTCTTTCATGACAGGGCCTGTCGTGACCTGAACGGTCGGCGTCAAGGTGACGAAGTTCTGCAGCGCCTTGATCTCGGCCATATCGCGCATGACCTTGAGATCCTCGCTGCCGATGTTCACCTCATCCTTGATGCTGCCGACTTCGCCGACCTTGTCGATGGTACCGATGCCGCCCTTGCCGGCAGCCCCGAAGCCAGTCAGCGCTTCCGTTTTGGCTTGGGCGCCGTTTTTGTCCTGCGGAGGGAAGTTGGTAACGCCTTTGTATTTGTCCGCATCCTTGGGACCGGCCGAGAAGTCGAAGCTGCCGGCAAATTTAGCGACTTTGCCCGTCAGGTTTATCCCCGTATCCATTCCTTTTTTGTTGAGGTCCTGCAGATTCGCCATATCCATTCTCGGGAGGTATTTTTTGCTTTTCCCTTCCGGCTCCTTCAGGTACTTGCCCATCAAATCCTTGTATTTGTCGCTGATGGCATGGATATTATCCGTTTTAAACGGATCGACCGGCTTGATGTCGGAGCCGGTAAGCTTGTTGTACAGGCCGAGAAGCCCATTGAATCCATCTAGTACAACGTTGATTCCTTCCAAGATCACCTTCATGAAGCCTCCGGCGAACGTTTCTGCGCCGTAAAGCATCTGGTACATGGCATTGCCGAAGAAGGTAGCCAGATCATAGAACAGCTTTTGGACCGTAAATACCGGGTCCACGAACAGATTGATGATGAAATCAGCGAAGCTGGCAAATAGATTCCAACAAGCCGCAATGATGTTGTAAATCGCTCCTCCAAGCATATAGAAAGCCCCAATGACGCCTCCGATGATTTCTCCCACCGTCGCCCCCATGCTCAGCATGATGTACACCAGCCCGCCTATCACGGCGATGATCAGCAGAATCGGCCAGTTCATCGCCAGCCAGGCTGCCGCCGTCGACAGCACCGGAGCGACCATTGCCCACAACGCCGGCAGCATCGCCCATAATTGGCCGATCATCATCGGAATTGCGACAGCCCCGAGACCGGCGATAATGGCAATGACGGCATCGCCGTTGTTCGTGAACACGTCCAACAGGAAAAACGCCGCATCCGCCGCAAGGCTGAGCAGCTCCGCCACCACCCACAGACCGGCGGAAAGCGCCTCGAAGAACGGATCGAACCTGCCGGCATTGAAAGCCTCGCTCAGCTTGTCGAGCGTCGGCATGAGAGCTTCGAGAGCCGGCATGCCGGCTTGGGCTTTGCCGTCATTAATGTGCTGCTTGAAGCCCTCCACCTGGGCTGCGGGACTGTTCGTCGCCTTCTCGAAGCTTTCCTGGCTCATCCCTTGCTTGCTCAGCAAGCTGTCCATTGAAGCGAGAAAGCCGGTCAGGTCCCCTTCCGCCGCCTTTTTCATGGCGCCGCTGTCGTCCAGATTTTTCTGGCTGATGCCGGAGCTTTCCAGAAAAGCCTTGGGATCGCCCGTCATCAAGCCTTTGAGCGAGCCCGTTGCCGACTCCAGATTTTTGGACGGGCTCAGCTTCTGCATTCTCATGGCGATGCCATTCAGTGCCGTCAGCATCGCCGGATCCGTTGTCGTTCCGATCATGGACATCGCGGACTTATGGGCCTCGGCCGGATCGTAATTGGCCTTCAAGGCCTGCTTGTTGACGGCATCGAAAATGACCTGACCGCCGGTATCGCTTCCGGCACGAGCCGAATAAGCATCGATTTGCCGTTTGCGTTCCATAGCCCCGCCGACCGATTCCTTGAAGATCGGAGCGATTGCGTCATACGCTCCCTTAAGCGCAGAGCCCAAACCTTTCCCCGGAGATGATGCCCCGCTGCCCGAGCTCGAGACATCAGTCGCCAGCTTGATCTTGAACGGCCCGGAATCCAGCGCAGCTTGAATTTGCGAACGCAGTTCAGCCCCGTCGATACGGATCCGGACCCCGTTCAGAACGAGGTTGCTTTTATTCATCGCGATGATCCGCTTCTGCACCGAATTGAGCTGCCGCGAGGCCGAATCGGTCCGAATCCGAACATCCAGCGGTTTTCCCAGCTTGGCCTGAAGCTTGTCCGTCAGCTTGATCGTCTGCTCCAGCGCTTTGTTCACCTGCCTTAGGCCGGCGGAGAACCGGTCGTAAAGCACCAATGTCGCCTGCAAAGTCGCCATTTCATTCCTCCTTTCCTTGCCTCTAACGCCTGCGGGAACCGGCGGACGACTGGAGCCGCGATCTCTTCTCGGCTTCCAGACGTACCCGCACCATCCCGATCAGAGCCCCTTTTTGCCGCGCGGACAGCGCGGCGAATTCCCAGGGCATCAGATTGTATTCATTGAGGGCGAAGTAGGCGTAGTTCCATTCCGCATCGCCCTCGTCGATCAGTTTTTTACTTCATCGGAAATCTCGCTGACATCGCGGTCGAAGCCGTTGATTTCCTGCACCTTGGCCGCCAGATTGGCGAACTCTCCCGCGAGCAGCATTTTGCGCACGACGGCGGATGCGCCGCGTACGCCGTAGGATTGCTGCAGCTCGGCATCGTTCAGGTCGGGATAGACGACGCATGCGGCGACCATTCGGCCCAGGTAGGCGTTGTAGTCGAGCTCGGGCACGCCCGAGCTCCCCTTTCCTTTTGTCCGTTTGGTCGAAGCGCCGCGAATCTCTTCATTGAGCTCTTCGGAGATCGCGCGCAGCTTCCAGGCGGCCGGACGCCCGGAGGCGTCCAGAAAACGGTCCGAGACGACAACATCCTGCGGCTCCGCCTGTACGGCGTTGTCCGCGAAAAACATTTTCATGCTCATGAATCGTTCCTCCTTGGATTAGCCCGGAATCGGGTCGGTGAATTTGTCGGTGATGAGAACGTTGTGGAACGTGAACGGCACTTCCTCATCCAGCGCGTCGGACTCCACGTCGAGAGCGGCCATGACGATTTCGTCGAGATTGACGCCGATCAGAGAGACAACCTGCTTGCCGATGGCAGAAGCCGGATCCTCATTGGCGACGGTGATGTCGAAGTAGGTATCGACGCCCGTTTGAATATATTTCTGCATCATCTCGCGGAAACGGGAAGTGACATAATAGATCGTCATCGTGCCGGTGCCTTCCCAGCCGGTCGCTTTTTTCTGCGTGTTGCGGTTGCCGAGCGTCTTGATGTCGGCCTTGTTTTTCTTCGCCGTGGCACGCAGGTTTTTGACAAAGAACATTTCGACATTCTGCCCGTCGATCGTGGCAAATGCCGTGCCCGAATATCCGGAAAGAGTGTCCCCGGCTCTCAAAAAAGGAGTCGTCATTTTACTTCACCTGAACTTTCATATAGATTTTTTCAATCGAGTCGACCGGCTGAATCGCGGCATTCACAACGACCGTATCCGGCTCCGCTCCCTGCGACACGCTGATATCCTGGCCGGGATCGAAATTCTGGATGGCGCCGATAGCCTGATATTGATCCATCAGCTTCACGCAGTCCTTGCGGAATAGGGAGCGGCCGTTGTCGTTGTTGGCCATTTTCCCGATATAGAAATTCTCGAACGTGTTCTTGAAATCGTTGGCCAAGCCATCCAGCACGCGCAGCGCCGCATTTTTGCCGAACACCTTGCCCTTCAGGGCCGTCGGCGAGCGGTAGGAGTTGATATCCTGCTCCACCACGACGCCGCCTCCCCGTGCCGTGAACAGGAACTCGCCTCCCTGCAGGGCGGCGATCGTCGCCGAGTTCGTAATGCGAGGAGCCGCATCGACCGCACCCTCATAACGGGAATAAGTCAGCGATTCATTCGCCGCTGCGGCAGCCGTAGCGGCTGCTACCCATACCGCGGTCTGGCCGGCGGTGAGCACGGTGCCGTTGTCCAGCTTGACGCCGTTCTTGACGCTGATGACGCCTTCGTCATTGGCCGTCGTGTAATTTTCCAGCACGGTCTGGATCTTGCGTCCCTCATCCTCGCGCATACGGCTGACGAAGGCGGCAAAGAGCCCTTTAATGACGGCATCGGTACCCGTGTAAACGACCGTATTGAAATCCTGCAGCTCGATAGCGGCAAGGAAATCCGTATAATTCTGGTTCGTCACCGTTCCATCGGCGCCGCCGGTCAGAGGCGCTCCCGCTGTCGCCGCCAGCTCGCCCGTTCCGCTCCAGACGATCCAGTCGGTCGCCGCCAGACCGGCGATGTTCGCTACCGTCTGCTTGTTCACCGCGACGCCTTCGAGCATCGTCGTCACATCGAATTGGCCGGCCTTGTCCACGCTCGCGGCAATGACAATCGACAGAGCGTTGCCTCGGACGCCGGCATATTTGGCTGTAGCGGTCAGCGTGCCGCTCGTCGCCTTGGCAGCTGTTCCTCCATTCAGTCGGTACAGCAGCAGCCGGCTGGCGCGCTTGAACGCCTCGCGGACCAGCAGCATTTCCGGAGCCGCCAAGCTGTAGCCGAGCTTCGCCGTCGTATCCTCTCCCGCATCGAGAACCGTCAGCGCGCTCGGAGCTCCCCAAGACAGCGGCAGCGCCAACGCCACCGTTCCCCGTTCTCCGAGAACAACCGGAGCCCCGCTCGTTGCGAAGTTGATATAGACGCCCGGCCTTACCTTGTTCATTGCTGTAAATGTGCCTCCTGCCATGTTATACGGCCTCCCTTTTCATGAATTCGTCCACTTTCTCCGCTACCTGCTCTTTCGTATAAGACGCTCCGTCCTCCAGCAGCACGGTCAGCAGATCGCGCAGCGGGAAGTAGAGCTCGCTGGCCAAAAGCTGTTCCTTGCCATAGACAGCCTGTTCCTCAGGCATGCCGCTTTCTTCCTTCGTTTGTCGGGCCAATCGGCTCAACCTCCTCCATTAATTTGTGCATCATGATGCCCGGCTCTTGCTGCACCCCGCCGTAGGAAACGTAGGCCGCCTTTGCATAAAGCATCCCGTCGACCAGCTCGTGGCTGATGCCGCTCCCTCTGGCAGCCGTCCCATCCGGCAGCATCACCAGGTCCAGCAGCCGGTAAAGCGAATCCGCCGGCGTCGCCGCCAACGCGCCTACGGCCGGCCGGTGGGCGACGAGAAGAGTGTCCGATTGCCGGTACCGGCCTCCGAGCTGATGCTGACGGCTTCCTGCCAGGAGCCTCACCTGGAAATACGCCCCCGCGGCTGGAGGCCCGCCGCCCGGCTCCTCCCCGTTGATGACGGGAACGCCGGGAAACTCGGCTTGCAGCGAGCGGGAGACGGCCATCGCCACTTGTTTCATCGCTGTCATCGTCCCGCTCCCCCCTTGCCGCTGAGCATGGCATCCAGCGCTTGTCCAAGCGTTGCCGGCCATTCCCTTTCCAGCCGGGACATCGCCAGCGCCAGCCTGAACCGCCCTTGCTGCCGGCCTCCTCCGTCGCGGCTCCCGTATTCGAGCTTCGCCGCCGCAGGATCGGGGTGGTAGACATCCACGCTCATCAGCGCTCCGCCCGTCTTGACGGGGCCGGTTTTCCAGCCGCGGCGGCTGCCCGCCCATAAGGGAGGAGTATGCTCCGCAGCCATGGCGGCCAGCTTGCCGGCCTCCTCGGCCAGCACTCGTCCCATCAGCGCGGGCCACTCCTTCTCCAAATCCTTCAACCGCTTCCGGAGATTCTCCGGATCGTCTACGGTTATCGCGCCCATTACGGACACGGCCATTCCTCCTTTCGTCCAGCTCTCGCATCATCAGGCTTGCATGAAAACGAAAGGAAGCCGTCCTGTATGCCGGACGGCTTCTCTCTTTCATCGTTCCTGATACTAGCATATTAGCACGGACAAACCCGCCTCAAAGGCTCATATCCGTCTCATTCCCGTCTCATTCCCGTCTCAACACCGTCTCATCCCGATTCAAGTCCGCAAGTTCCGCCTGTCGAGTGCAATGAAAAAGGCAAGCTCCGCGATTCGGAAGCTTGCCTTGGTTGTTCCTTTTCCTCTCCTCCAGATTCCCCTCACCCCCGCTGCCACTCCAGCACCCGAAGGAACATCCTTGCCGCCTGCGGCTTCCAGCGAAAGAAGGTCGGCCTCGATACACATAAAGCGATGGCCGCGGAATCCGCCGTTCTTTGCTCCAGGTAATACAGCCGGATGAGCTGGCCGAAGCCGTCCCGCTCCTCCTCCACAAGACGGACCGCTTCATCCGTCTGCTCCTTTTCCTCCAGCAGCGCCTGCAGCTTCGTCATTCTTTCGATCACGGCATCGTAATCCCCTTGCCTCCCGGCTCTCGCTTCGACCACCTTCTCGACCTTGCCTCTCAGCTCACGCAGCAGCCTGTCGTCCTCCAGATCGGCGCCCTTTTTCGGAATGGCGGCCAGCTGAGCTTTCGTACCCGCCGGGTACTTGTCCAGGTAAGCGTGGGCAACGGTCTCCAGCTTCTGCTCATGTGCGTTCAAATACATATAGGAAGGCATAGGACGGAGACGCTTGTGCAAATCTTGAAGCTGATCCTCCTGATTGAGCCGGCTGACCGTCATGCCGCCTCCAATCGAGTAATTGCCGAGAGCCTTCGCTTGAACGCCGATCGCGCGGTATCGCTTGGCCGCATCGCGGACGAGGCTTTCGACCTGCTTGTTGTCCAGCTCCTCGACCAGCTCCTCGATCGTTTTGCGGGGGGCCGCGGATGCCGGCATCATTTCACGCTGTCTTCCAATCTCCATCTGTCATCCTCCTTGGATATAGCTAAAATTATATTTGAGTTATTTTCGGGTGAAGCCTCTCTCCTCACATCCGGCTTGTGCTTTGGACGTTTTGCTTTTATAATCGAGCCTAGAAGTAAAATATAATTTGAGCGAAATCGATGAGCTTTCCTTGTTTTCCCGTTTTCATCGTCATTATAAACCATATGCCCCTGCATACATCCAGACCGTCCAAATGCTGGTTATCCACGAAATGTATCCCTACTATAGCACTCAAATTATATTTGGGCAATAGCTGAAAAAGGATCGAACGGAGGTCGCAGACATGTCATTAGGCAAACGAATCCGGGAATACCGGATCAAACGAGGATTGACGCAAATGCAGCTTGCCGTCAGGCTTCAAATGACGGAAGCCAATATTTCCAGTTATGAACGGGACAAGAGCGCTCCGCCGAGCGACAAGCTTAACCAGCTCTCCGATATTCTCGGCGTTTCTTCCGATTATTTGCTCGGACGGTCAATGGGCCGCTTCGACGCCGGTCCTGCAGGAGATTCCGGAGACAGGGCAGCTTCGGATGGCAGTCTGCGGACCAGCGAATTTAGCGATGAAGAGATTCTGACGCTTGCCGCCCACCGGGTCGGCCATGAAGGTCCGCTGTCCAGCCAGGAGCTGGAGCAGATCAAGCTGGCGGTGCGCATCGCCTTGTCCAAAAAATAGCATTCGGTTTAGGAGAGAGGGTTCATGACGAAATATGAAAGCCTGCTGCGGGAAACGCCCGTCTTTCTGAGTGAAAAGGCCGATTTGCCGGAAGAAATCAAGGGACTCTATATCGAGAGCAGATCCAGCCAGGCCATCCTGCTGAACCGGAACATCCCCACCGCAGCCGAGAAGGGCTGCATTCTCGCCGAGGAGCTGGGGCATTATCATACCACGGCAGGCGACATCACCGATCAGTCCAAGCTGGTCAACCGCAAGCAGGAAAAGAGAGCCCGCAACTGGGCTTACGAGAAGCTGATTCCTTTACCCGACTTCGTCGACGCCTACCGGGCGGGCTGCCGCAATGCATTCGAGATTGCGGATTATTTGGAGGTAACGGAGGAGTTCCTCGGAAGATCGATCATCCATTACCAGGAAAAATACGGACAGATGGTCATGCTGGGCAGCTGCTGCCTCTATTTCGACCCGCTGGGCATAGCGGAAATGTTCGGGAAATGAACTCTCTTCCGAGAAGCAAGCAGACAACGACGTCCTGGAATCGACCGGCGTCCTTCAGAAGTCCCGCATTTATGAGATGAGCTCCAACAAAACGTTCCGGGAGACGCTCGGCTTCCTGATCGTGCGCGACAACGCGCATCAGAACGCATTCGCCAAGGCGCTCGAGACGCTCGGCGTCAGCTGGGGCAAGCTGTTCCCGGTGCCGAATTACGATCTCGACAAGTACGCCTAGACGATACCCGCATCGGGGAAATCTTCAGCGGCCAGACCCCGAGCCGCAGCGGCGGCGAGCTGCAGGTCACGCCTCCACCGCTAGGTTATCCGGTTCCGTGCAACCCGGACATGCCGAACGAGCATGCTCCGGGATTTACGGATATGAGCAACTGAATGCGCAAATAGAGCAGGCGCCCCAAATGGGGCGCCTGCTCTATTTGTGCTAAGCACGGGGAGAATGGCTTGAGCGGATTAACCGATCGAGCCTTCCATCTCGAACTTGATGAGACGGTTCATCTCGACCGCATACTCCATCGGCAGCTCCTTCGTGAACGGCTCGATGAAGCCCATGACGATCATCTGCGTCGCCTCGGCTTCCGTCAGACCGCGGCTCATCAGGTAGAAGAGCTGGTCCTCGGATACTTTGGAGACGGTCGCTTCATGCTCGAGCGTCACGTTGTCGTTCATGATCTCGTTGTACGGGATCGTGTCGGACGTGGACTGATTGTCGAGAATGAGCGTATCGCATTTGATGTTGGCTTTGGCGCCTTCGGCATTGCGTCCGAAGGAGGTCAGGCCGCGGTAGGATACTTTGCCGCCGTGCTTGGAGATCGACTTGGAGACGATCGTCGACGTCGTGTCCGGAGCAAGGTGGATCATCTTCGCGCCGGCATCCTGATGCTGGCCTTTGCCTGCGACGGCGATGGACAGAACCATGCCTTTCGCTCCGCGTCCCTTCAGGACGACAGCCGGGTATTTCATCGTCAGCTTGGAGCCGATGTTGCCGTCGACCCACTCCATCGTGGCGTTCTCTTCAGCAACGGCGCGCTTGGTGACGAGGTTGTAGATGTTCGGAGCCCAGTTCTGGATCGTCGTGTAGCGGACGCGGGCGTTCTTCTTCACGATGATCTCGACGACCGCGCTGTGCAGCGAGTTCGTGCTGTAGACCGGAGCCGTGCAGCCCTCGACGTAGTGCACGAAGCTGTCTTCGTCGGCGATGATCAGCGTGCGCTCGAATTGGCCCATGTTCTCGGAGTTGATGCGGAAGTAAGCCTGCAGAGGCACCTCGCATTTGACGCCTTTAGGAACATAGATGAAGCTGCCGCCGGACCATACCGCGCTGTTCAGCGCAGCGAACTTGTTGTCCGCCGGAGGAATGACCGTGCCGAAGTGCTCGCGGAAAATCTCGGGATGCTCGCGGATAGCGGAGTCCGTATCCATGAAGATGACGCCCTGCTTCTCGAGGTCTTCCTGCATGCTGTGGTAGACGACCTCGGATTCGTACTGGGCGGATACGCCGGCGAGGAACTTCTGCTCGGCTTCCGGAATGCCCAGCTTGTCGAACGTCTCCTTGATTTCCTGCGGCACTTCTTCCCATGTCTTGCCCTGCTTCTCGGAAGGCTTGACATAGTACTGGATGTCGTTGAAATCAAGATCGTCCATGTTGCCGCCCCATGTCGGCATCGGCATTTTGTTGAACTGCTCCAGGGACTTGAGGCGGAATTTAAGCATCCATTCCGGCTCGCCTTTCATTTCGGAGATCGTACGGACGATTTCCGGGGTCAGGCCTTTGCCCGACTGGAAAATGGATTTGTGCTCGTCGCGGAATCCGTATTTATATTCTTCCATTTCCGGCATCGATTTTGCCATGGTTTTCACGCTCCTTGTTATGGGATTGGAACTCCCTATTGCACAGTATTCACTCCGAAACCAATGATTCTTCCAATCGCTGTTGCTCCCAGATTCCTTTCATCATCAACTGACAGTTGGAATCCGGGAACAAAGGCGACCGCTTGCCGACACTCCCTTTGCGCTATTGCTGCAAAGAATCAATGGAGTTGTCGGACCTGCGCTTCTCCAGAATTCATCGCTTTCTGCGTTATCCTGCTTAACGGAAAGTCACCAACCAAAACCGTCGCAGAAGCGACGGACTGCAATCAAGCCTACTTGCCCTGAGCCTCGACGCCCTTGCGCAGGGCGTTCCAGGCCAGGGTGGCGCACTTGATGCGCGCCGGGAATTTGTTCACGCCCGACAGGGACTCTATATCTTCAAGCTCCTCGAATTCCACCGGCTCGCCCTTCATGAGAGAGGAGAACCTGTCGGCCATGGCGTAAGCCTCTTCAAGCGTGCGGCCCTTGACCGCCTCCGTCATCATGGAAGCCGAGCTCATGCTGATGGAACAGCCTTCTCCGGTGAACTTCGCCTGCTTGACCACGTCTCCTTCCAGCTGGAGCTGGAGAGAAATGCGGTCGCCGCAGGTCGGATTGTTGAGGTTGATCGTAACAGCGTCTTCGTCCATCGTACCACGGTTGCGCGGGTTTTTATAGTGATCCATGATGACCCTGCGGTACAAATCATCCAATTGCATGTCCGAAGAACTCCTTTGTCCGCAGCAGGGAAGCCGCCAGAGCGTCGACATCCTGCTCGGTATTGTACAGATAGAAGCTTGCCCTCGCAGTAGCCGATACATCCAGCCAGCGCATCAGCGGCTGGCAGCAATGGTGGCCGGCCCGCACGGCGATGCCTTCGGAGTCGAGCGCCGTCGCCACGTCATGCGGATGCACGTCGTCGAGATTGAACGTAATCAGGCCGACGCGGCCCTCGCGCGGACCGTAGATCGTAATGCCGTCGATCTCCGACAGCTTGCCGTAGGCATAGGCCGCAAGCTCCTTCTCGTGACGGTCGATGTTGTCGAGGCCGATCTCCTCCAGGAAGTCGATCGCTGCCGCAAGGCCGATCGCGCCTGCGATGATCGGAGTGCCGGCCTCGAAGCGCCAAGGAATGTCTTTCCAGGTGGAATCCTGCAGGTCGACGAAGTCGATCATTTCGCCGCCGAATTCAATCGGCTCCATGTTCTCCAGCAGCGACTTGCGCCCGTAGAGCGCTCCGATGCCGGTAGGCCCGCACATTTTGTGCCCGGAAAGGGCATAGAAGTCACAATCGAGCGCCTGCACGTCGATCTTCATGTGCGGCGTGCTCTGCGCGCCGTCGACGACCATCACGGCGCCGCTGCGATGCGCGATCTCGGTGATTTCCTTGATCGGATTGATGACGCCGAGCACGTTGGAGACGTACATGACGGATACGATCTTGGTACGGTCCGTGATCGTCTTCTCCACGTCCTCGAGCGAGATCGAGCCGTCCGGCTGCAGCGGAATATACTTCAGCACCGCGCCGGAGCGCTTGGCCGCCTGCTGCCATGGAATCAGATTGCTGTGATGCTCCATCGGCGTAATGACGATCTCGTCGCCTTCCTCCAATACGGACGGGGCATATCCCGACGCGACCAGATTCAGCGCGGAAGTCGTGCCGCGTGTGAAGATGATCTGCTCCGGCGAAGGAGAGCCGATGAACTCCGCGACGCGCGCCCGGGCGCCTTCGTAGGCGTCCGTAGCACGGGAGCCCAGCGTATGGACGCCGCGATGCACGTTGGAGTTGTCATACTCGTAATACCGCTTGACGGCCTCAATGACGGAACGCGGCTTCTGGGAAGTCGCCGCGCTGTCGAGGTAAACGAGCGGATGCCCGTTCACCTCTTGATGAAGAATCGGGAACTGCTTCCTGATCTCCTCGATATTCATTAGGCGTTCAGCTTCCTTTCGAGCAGTTGCTGCAGCTGCTCGCGGACCGCGTCGATCGGAATTTCAGTTACAACCGGCGCCAGGAATCCGTAGATGATGAGCCGTTCTGCATCCTGCTTGGAAATGCCCCGGCTCATCAAGTAGTAGACCTGCTCGGGGTTGACTTGCCCTACGCTGGCCGCGTGGCCTGCCGTTACGTCATCCTCGTCGATGAGAAGGATCGGGTTCGCGTCTCCGCGTGCTTTCGGATTCAGCATGAGAACTTTCTCCGTCTGAACGCCGTTGGCTTTGGTCGCGCCCTTCTCGATCTTGGTGATGCCGTTGATGATCGCCGTCGCTTCGTCTCTCATGACGGCGCGGGTGACCATGTTGCTGTCGGAGTTCAGGCCGAAATGCTTCGCCTGAGTCGTCAGGCTCATGCGCTGCTTGCCCGCGCCGATGCTGACGACGGCCGCATCCGAGGAGGAGCCGTTGCCCTTGAGGACGGACAGCGTGTCGGACATGACATTGCCGTCGTTGAGATCGCCGATCACCCATTGGATGCGCGCGTCGTTCTCAAGCACCGCACGGCGTACGGACATGTCGATCACGTTGGAGCCCAGCTGGTGGATCGAAGCGAAGTCGACGTGGGCGCCGNGCTTCAACGAAGCGCCAGCGGATCGGGAGCCATCGCTTCAGCACCG